AAGCAAACGGTTGTAATCCGTAAGGTAGGTGTTCATGTCTTTGAAGCTATCTACAAAGCCATCACGCATGCTTTCCATTGCAGATTTTTGCTTATTAAAAGCTGTAAGCGCTTTGCCGCTTAAACCACCGCTTTCGCTTACAATCGGGTCTGTCGGGCCATAACCAAATGTTGACGGGCCTGTTGTGTTTGCAGCATTTGCGGCAGTTATTTCACGCCGTAGGTTTTCAGCTAAAGCGCGCACCATATCACCGGCTGCACTGCCGCCGCTACCTTTATTGTTTCGCATAATAGCATCTTGATATACGTTTTCCGTAGACATTGGGCCTAAGCCCCCACCGGATGTCAGCCCAATCTTTTCGTATACCGCGTCAAAGGCATTGTTCATCATTACCGTAAAGCCTTTGTTGCCGTTGGCAAATTCTTCGGCATTGGCAGTGGCGTTTTGTATGCCTCGGTCTAAAGATTGATATATGGCAACCATGCCGGGCACCGCGCTATCCAGTGCCATTCTGGAGAAATTACCGTTGCCATCGTCCGTATACCCGCCCATCGCCATTTCGCCGTAAAAATCGCCTCTCATATGACCTTGCTGGCTGGGGGTTCCATAAGCGTATTTTTCTGCACGCGACCCACGACCCGTGCCTTCTGCGTTAATGTACTGACCAAAGCTTGTTGTTTCTTTTTGCATGCTTACGGGCAACATGCCCTGCACCTTCATCAACATTGCGGCTATTGTATTGCCCGCCCATGTGATTATTAAATCCGCTGCGCCTGCTAGAATTGCGATGGCAACCCCAATAAAGCCGCCCTTGCGCTTGCCGCCCATAATGATAAAGCCCAGCAAGCCCATTTCAGCCAGCATCCCGCCAGTGAAATCGTTGACTGCGTTGTACATGCTACGCAAGCTTTCGTAGACGCTTTTGATGCCGTTGCGTATATCGCCAAACCTATTTACAACGGCTTGCACTTGGTCGAAAAACGCCGCGAACCCAATTAGCGTATTGTATACCCAATCGGCAAAGCTTGCGTCCTTAATAAATAAAACAATCCTGTTCGCCACATCTGCAAGCGCGCCCACAAGCCCACTTTGGCCCAGTGCCGCCTTTAAGGTGTCAACTGCGTTGGTGAAGCGGTTAAACTGCGCTGTAGCGCTGTAGCTAGCATCTATGGCCGCTTGGCCAAACTTGTTTTGCAATGCCTCGGCTAGTTTTGGCACAAGGTCTGTCGCCAACACTTCGCCGTTTTCTAACATCTTCCCCAATTCCTTGGTGGTAACGCCCATTGCTTTGGCAGACATACTAAACGCACCGGGCAATCTTTCGCCCAACTGGCCACGTAATTCTTCGGCTTGCACTGTGCCCTTACTAAACATCTGTTGCACAGCGCGCATCGCGCCCGAAAGCTCGTCATTAGTAAGCTTCATGGCCGCTGATGCTGTAAGGAAACTGTTAAAGATTTTTTCGGTATTGCCGACTGAAAGACCCGCAAACTGCGCAGCGGTGTTAAACGTCTTAAAGCTATCCGCTGTGGTTAAGAAATTTACGCCAAGCTCGTTTGAGCGCTTGCGCAATTCGTTAAACTGTCTTTCTGCAAGCTTTGCATCGCCACTAAATGCACGGAACGCCACCTTGATGCGCTCTACCTTTAGCGTGGTTTGGACAATCTCGTTACCCAATAAACCAAGGCCCAAGCCTGCAAGCGCACCTTTAAGGCTAAACACAGCGCCGGTCACACGGCTAAACGCGCCCTTCATGCGGCCTGTTACACGGCCTACACTTCTATCAAGGCCATTAAGTGCTGTGTTGAAAGCGCCCAGTGAGCGCATTGCTGCTTGGGCGTTAACGACTATGTTTAGTTTTGCGCTGCTCATTTTTGCTTACCTGTACTTCCATGAACTCTTCGTCCATTAGCTGCATCAACATAACAAACGCTTCGGTGTCCCACGTTGGGAATATGGAAAGGTAAGCGGCTATTTCACTTATTTTTAATGGCCCTAAACCAAATCCAGAATCCCGACTATTGCTAAGCGTCATAAATGCTTCTGCGTAAAACGCTTCTACGTCTGTAAGCGTGGGTGCATTCTTAACAAATGGCACTTCGGATGGGTCTTGGTGCATTTCCAACATATTTTGATATTGTTGGCCCCAAGTGAATGTCCAGCGCACCCACGCCTTTAGTTTTTTGCTTGTCCTTCCATTTCTTGAGTGCGGAATGCCTCATTATCAGAAGCATAGCTTGCTATAAGGTCACGAAACTCGTCAGCGCCTTCTGTGGTTAAAAGCTCAAGCGCGGTTGTTTCTGAGTAGGGAATTTCCTTGCCATTGTTGGTCAAGCCTTCCCAGCCCAGCAAAACGTGCTTAGCCATGCAGCGGCACATAAGTTCCGTCTGCTTTTCCACAGCCAATTTATTGGCATCCATTTGCCGCCGATATGGCGCGCTGATTTTGTTAAACATGGTGAGAAACTTCTTGTTGCCCATGCGTGCAACTAAAAATTTCGTGGTTTCATCATGCTCCACCCATATGCCATCTTCCGATGCGGTGGCGCTTACCTTAAATTCGCTAAAGTCCACAGATTACTCCTATGCCCGTGTTATTTTAAGCGTACATTGGTTGGCACTTGTTGCATCGTATTTTGCTTGGAATTCCATTTCAGCCATAACGTCTGAGTTGGTACTTCCAGCCACGACTTGGCCGCCAGTGTACTCGATTTTTGGCAACAGGAATGTATAGCTATTCGTTCCATCTGAAACTTGGAATGATAAGCTACTATCGGTATTGTTAAGGAATTTGTTAAATACCCCACCGCTAGCGAAATACACGCTCATGCTGCCGGTTACTACAAACTGCCCCATGCCAATACTTGTGGCACCTAGCGTACCTATAGAATTGCGCACGCGCAGATTGTTTTCGATTGATATGTCGAGGCTCATTACCTTGTCACTTGAAGCCAACAACATATTTGTGCCGCCCTCAGAAAGCGCTGCCACGTTGCTTACGGCGTTCATTACAGGCGATGTTGTAGCCGCGCCAATGTTTGATGAGTTTTGCTTACTGGTTGCTGTAATCATTTCTTTGCCCAAGAAACTCATATTGCCCGTAACCATGTCACCGGCTGAAACCGATAAGCCCATGCTGCTAGGTGTCATGCCTTTAAACAGATGGAATGGTTTGGTAATGCCAGTGCCACCAAAGTTCTTTTCAATGCTATAGCTTATTGGGGTCGCGCCGTTTTTCAAAACGTCACTTGCCCAAGTGCTGCAAAGTAAACCCTCTAACAAATCGTCAAGGGTGCCATAGCTAAGTTCAAAGTTAAGATCACCAGATGCACTGGCGTCTGTACGAACCAATTCGTTGACGTTTCTATCCGCCCGAATTTGCGCACTTTGCGTATTACTAATGTTATAATTTAAACTTTCGCCAGTATAACGAAATGATTTAAACCCAGTTGTGGGTGATGTGCCAAACGTGCTTTCCGCCGCTATGGCAATAGATGCTAAATTGCTATCAGACATGCCTGCTCCTTAAGAGTATGTAACGTCCCGCTGATACGGAACACTTACGTTAAGTTGAAAAATTCCATTCACTACACCAACCCTTGAAATTTCGGGGCTTCTGCAAAGAATGGTTCCACTGCTCCCAGCGGTGAATTGCGCGTTACGAAAAATAGCTGCCAGCCCATCCGCATGCGTGCGTGCCGTATTCGTACCAGCGTCAGCCGGGCCAAATACTTGCATTGTGATAACACCAATGTGGCGGTGCATTGGGCTATCAGCCATATCAATTTGGGAAGCTGCCCCCGGCAGTATTACCAAACTAACATATTCATTATCGTTGGGCTTTGTGAACGACACGTTTTCGTATTGAACTGGCGTTGTAGTCCAATTCGTACTTATCCGTGCCTCTATGGCCTGTCTTTCATCAGCAAAACTCATATCACTGCCCATCGAAAAGTGCCAACGGCACTTATTTAAGTGTTATGCCATACCTTGGCCGTTTGGACAAGGTTTAGTTAATACGTGGTTTTTATGCCTGCCGCCGCATTCGCTAAAGCCACACGCACCATGCCTGCCGGTGCTTTGTCGCTTGACCCATTTTCTAAAAATTCAATATATTCTACGTTGTTGGTAATCATTACATTGCGTTTACCGCTAATCGCGCCAACTTCGCCTTTGCCGGTTTTGTTTTTGTACTCTTTTGGCTTGGTCGATAGGTTGGCAAATTCTTCTGAGATATTCCAGCTTGCGCGGGCACGGCCAGTATCAACCGGCGTTAGCTTTGTAACATCGTTCCAAATATCAAAGCTTACCTTACGCACCACGGTGCTAACATCTATTTCAAGTTTTTGCGCAAACTTCTTAAGGTCGGCGCTAAACTGGTAATTCTTGGCCATTATTTTACTAGCCCCACATTATAGGTTGCCACTTCGTCGCCGCTGTAGCTGCTTTCAACGTCAGCCACTAAATACGTTACCTTTTCAATCACCACCTCGTCGCCCTCAGTGGGCGCTACAGGCAGGCTTTGCGCCGCTATGGTTATCTGCTTGGAAAGGCTAGAAGCGCCGCTTGTCGTGGCGCTCCTGTTGACTGCTTCAATAATAGCCTTAACACTCGCGTTCTTTAGAGTGCTGTTAACGGTGCCCGTAGTGGCATCGTAACTTGATAGCGTTTTGCTTGTGTACTTTATGGTCGTACCAAACTTTTCAATAAACTGCTTGGCCAGTGGGCCTAGTACGCTATCAAGTGCGGTTGTCATTTTTTAGCCTTTTCATCCTTTGCTGGCGGCGTTTCTGCCGCTGCTTGCGCTTCTTGCGCTTGCTGAATTTGCGCTTTCATAAGGCGGTTTTCTGCGCCTTTATTTGCGGCCTCTGCCAGAGCCTTATCGCGTTGGTCTACCAACTCGGCAATAATGGCTTGGTGTGCGGCTGCGTCTACTGTTTGGGGTTGATTTTCCATTTAGTCCTCTATGACAAAAGTTAATAC